ATAGAGGGGGCGGATTCCGGCCTGCCTCCTCTCGTTTTTGGTAGGGGCGACGCGCCGCGTCGCCCCTACAGGAATTACTATGTTTTTCGAATGCGAATTTCCGACCGCGATAGCCTTCCAAGCCTCGGGCGGGCAGATGTTTTCCACCCAGATCAACGAGGGCTTTTCGGGGTATGAGCAGCGCAATCAGAATTGGTCGCTACCTCGCGGCAAGTGGAAGATCGCCCTGGATCACAAACCACTCAGCTATTTTCAGCAGGTCTATGATTTCTGGCTGAATGTCAAGGGACGTGCGGACGCCTTTCGTTTTCTCGATCCCAAGGACTGCCAGGCTGTGGATCAGGTCTGCGCGCTAGTCAACGACAGTCCATTTACCGGGTGCGTTTATCAGCTCCAGCAGACCTATGTGGCCGGGCCTCGCAGTATTACCAAGCCCGTCTATAAGCCCATCACTTCCGCGGTCTTGAGATTTGACGGCACGTACTGCTCACAGGTGGTCAGGATTTACGTGGGTGGCGTGCTCGCTGTGGGTTGGGCTCTCGATCAGACTACCGGCCTCGTAACGCTGGCTGAAGATCCGGGAAGTTCGCCGGTAACGTGGAGTGGCCAATATCATCTGCCGGTTCGCTTCGATACAGATGAGTGCAACGCGGTGATCGAAGAAAGTGATGTGGCAGACGGTTATGCGTTGATTACCTGGCCGGGCGTCGAACTGTACGAAGTGCGGCTGTTGCAGGTGGGGGCCGGTAATTTGGGATCGTGACTATTGATGATTTGCGATTGGTGATTGGTGATTAACGAGGCGCCTTTTCCTTGGCATTTCTTTCTGCTGCTTCTTTTCACTTGGAGCGTGCTGCGTGCGTTCGGGTCATAATCCATTTGTGTCGTGCGTCATGCCCACGGCGGACCGGGCTCCGTATGTCCCTCAGGCGATCCGCTGCTTTCTCGCACAGACCTATGGGAATCGCGAGTTGGTGATTGTGGATGATGGCAAGAAGAGCGTGGAGGGTTTAATTCCCTCCGACCTGCGCATTCGCTACTTTCGGCTTACCGAAAAACACGTCCTGGGGGCCAAGCGAAATATGGTTTGCGATATCGCTCAGGGCGAGGTTATCGCGCATTGGGATGATGATGATTGGAGCGCGGCGGGCCGACTGGGAGATCAGATCAAGCGCTTGCTGGAATCGAAAAAAGGCGTGACCGGCTACCATCGCTTTTTCTACTGGGATGATGTGGGACGCCGGGCTTACCAGTATCAATTCACGGGCGCCGGGTTCTACGCTGCCGGGTCCACGCAATGTTATCTCAAAAGCTATTGGCAGGCCCACCCGTTTGCTTCGAAACAGCGCGCGGAAGATTCGGATTTCAGCTTTACGGCCGCGAAACTGGGGCAGCTTACCAGTGTGGTAAGCACATTGCTTGTGGCCCGCGCGCACGCTGGTCAGGGTTGGAAGGTGCCGCTAGGATCGCACGGTTTTCCGGCTGTTGACCTTAAGGATCTGCCGGCAGAATTTCTTGAATTTGTAGGGGTGACGCGCCGCGGCGCCCCTACCATACTATGAAAACCATCTCCACCGCGCTGCAAGAACATTTCGGTCAGGACTGCACTACGCTGGCTGTGCTTTGGAAAGTGGTGCGTCAGGATGGCACGGTCCTGGGTTTCACCACGCACGATCAGGACATAACTTACCGGGCCCTGGGCGCGCTGCCCGAGACGGGGCCCTTCACTTACGAGGCGATTACCGGCCTTACGAACTCCGCCAGCGAGTCGGGGTCAGACCTGTCGGTTGATAACGTCGAGGTTACCTCGTTTCTGGATTCCAGCTCAATCAGCGAGCAGGATATCCGGGCGGCGAAGTACGATAACGCTGTGGTGGTCCAGCGCGTGGTAAATTGGGCGGATCTGACCCAGGGAGACATGATTCAGCGCGTGGGGTGGATGGGCGCCGTCAAGATGGTAAACGGCGTGGCGTTCTCCGAGCTGCGCGGCCTGACGCAGCGATTGACCACGGCGATAGGGTCCACCTATGGCCCGAACTGCCGGGCGGAATTATTCTCGAATGCGGTCAATGATGACGGTTCGTGGCGACCGTGGTATTGCAATGTGGATGAGTCGCTTTATATCCAGGATGGTGTGCTAGCTTCCTCGCCGGACGCCATGACGCTCGTGCCGGAATCGGGGCTTTTGGAAATTGGCTCGTCTTCGCCAGTGGCGGCCGCGGGCGCGGGCTGGTTTGATAACGGTCTTGTTACGTTCACCAGCGGTGCGCTGAAGGGTTATAGCTTCGAAATTAAGACCTGGGATGGCACGAACCTGGCCATGTTCCTGCCCATGTCGATTCAGCCACAGACGGGCGATACGTTCCAGATTACGCCGGGTTGTGACCATACCGCGGGATCGGGCGGCTGCCTCAAGTTCAACAATATCGTCAATTTTCGCGGCGAGCCCTTTATTCCGTGCGCCGACCAGGTGCTGAATTACGGATCTGGGGCGGCCGCCACGTAATGTGGTGGTGAACTGTGAGCATGGCAATATCACGCCCGCAAATCGTGGCGGAAGCGCGCCAGTGGATCGGCACGCCCTTTCAGCATCAAGGCCGGCTGCGGGGCGTGGGCGTGGATTGCGTGGGCCTGGTGCTTTGCGTGATGCGAGATTTGGGCCTGGGTGATTGGCTGGAGGACTTCACGAATTATCCACGCCAGCCTGTGGGGGATCAGGTCTTGCTCGCGTGCAGGGATAGGCTACAAGAGATACCGTTTAGTGTAGTGAGGCCGGGCGACGTGATGGTGTTTCGCCTGCCGCGCTCGGCCTGCCACGCGGCGATTGCCACGGATAACGGGATGATCCACGCCTATAGCCCGCAAGCTCCGCATCGCCAGCCGGGCCGGGTGGCGGAAATCGGCCTGACCGACCAATGGAAGCGCCGGATCGTGGGTTGCTTCTCTATTCCCGGCGTGGGAGAATGAATTATGCGTGATCTTCTGATTTGGCTTTTCGGATTCGCTATTGCCGAAGTTCAAATCTTCACTTTCCTATATCGCATGGAGCGCGAACGCGATTCGTTCTTGCGCGCTTTCGAAAAGCATTTGCGGCTGTACCGTAACATTTACGGCAAGCCGGGGCGGCCTCAGATTAACGCAGATTCTCGCAGATCCTTTCTTAGTGAAAACTACAACTGAAAACTGAGAACTTCTTGTATGGCTCGAATTGCACTGACGGTTGCGGGTATGGCGGCGGGCGCGGTAATTGGCTACTTCTTTCCGCCCGCTGGTTTGGCGGCATGGGAAGCCGTTGTGGGCGGAGCCATGGCCGGCGCGAGCGTGGGCCGCATTGCCGGAGCTATTGTTGACCCGCTGCATACGCAAGGCCCGAGGCTGGCAGACCTTCAGGTATCGAGCAGCGCCAACGGCACGGTCATACCTTTCGGGTATGGCACGTTTCGGGTTTCAGGAAACATCATCTGGGCGCCGGGCCTCATAGTGAATGCGCAAGGTCCGGGCGTCATGGGCAAAGTTGCGGGCCAGTCTGACACCTATAATTATTACGCTTCCTTTGCGGCGGCTTTCTGCCAGGGTCCGGCCACCATCATTAGGATCTGGGGAGACAGCACGATCATTTTTGACGCGGGCGGCCCGTCTTACTTCCCATCCAAATATTTTGCGCCTGGCCAGCCTCCGGGTAATCTGTGCGGGGTGTGCGCCGCCTTCACCGATCTGGAAGGAAATCTGATCGAGGCGTCCTGGATTGGCCATGGCACAACGCTGGTCGTTCCTACTGGCGCCACGATTTTGCAGCTTGGCATTAATAACAATTACCAGGCCACCACGGCGGGCGGCTTCACCATGCAGGCGTCGGTGGGAGATAACCTGCCTACCACTGTTTATGTGCCATCCACGGCGATTCCCTGGGAGGTGGTGGGAAGTCAGAATGCGGACTATCCGTTTGGCGACGTGGGTGGTACGGCGCCGGTGATCGTGTTTCAGAACCTTGTGGCCGGGCAGACTGTGACCATTGCTGCTATGGCCAATCCCAATGTGCAGGGCGATGGCACGAATTACACGAATGGTGGCGGCACTTATCTGGGCCAGATCACGCCCGATTCCACGGTAAGCACGACGGCGGAGGGACACCCAACTGGAAATAACATTCAATGGTATGGCCCGGATGGCGATACGAACGAGCAAACGGGAAGCTCTGAGACCACACCGCCTTCCTCGATTTATCCCGCTCCCAACATCTCTCCCGGCACGGACGATCAGGAACCCAACAGCCTGATCCAGCAGTACGAGGGGATTGAGAATACGCCCGCCTTTCGTGGCCTCTGCTATGCGGGCTGGGAAAACCTGCCCTTGGGGAACTTCGGCAATCGCGTTCCGAACATCCGTGCGGAGATCAGCTTTGGCGGTACGGCGGAGCTTGAGAGTGTGCCCAATGTTGTGCAATACGCCAATGCGGTGGGCGCTAATGGCAGCATCACGGTGACCCTTCCAGATATTCCTGGCGTCAATAACACCCTGATTGCTGTGGCGCTTTTCACGGCTCCGGTCGCGGTTAGTGCGGCGCTGCCCAGCGGTTTTACGTCTTTGGCTCCGGTGGTAGATGCGGGTCCGTACGGCGGCGGCTGCATGGTGGGAGTGGCGACGGTTGCGGCCGTGGGCAATTCCAGGAGCTGGGTGTTTCCCTGCGCGGCTTTTCCCTGGCCTTACAACATGGGCGGGTATGGCGCTATTTCCTGCACCATTATCGAAATTCTCGGCACTCCGAATGTGGCGGCCACGATGGGCACGGCTGGAACGCAGACGCTGAGCAGTCCTACGTCTCCTCTAGTGGGTGGCTCGGTTGATGTCCAGGGGCCATCCCTGGTAATTAGCGGATTTGCGAGTTATTTTAATGGCATTATCGAGGCTGGCAGTTATGCGCCTGCCGCGTTCAATTCTCCCACGATTAATTTCAGCGCGGTATTTAGCGGATTTCTGTCTTTGCGGGCAGTCAGTGGATCGGACCCGCTTTCGGGCGAGATCACGGCCACTCTCTCCAATGCAGGCGACGCGGGTGATGGGACCAGCCAGGTTGTCTACCTCACGATTACCGCCACGTTTAATAATGCCGGCATGTATGTGGCGGGTAATGCGCCTACCGATTTATCGGACGTGGTAAAGGATATCTGCCTCCGGTCCGGCCTGGATGCGGATCAGATTGATACCAGCCGATTAGCGGGCCAGCAGGTGATCGGCTATGTGGTGGGCCGGGTAACTAGCGGACAGCAAGCCTTACAGCCCCTGGCGGCGGCCTATTTCTTTGACGCTGCGGAAATTGACGGCGTGCTGGCCTTTATTCCGCGCGGCCAGCCAAGCTGCATGTCGATCCCGGAAGAGGACCTCGGCCTACTGGAGGACAAACGCCAGTACGAGGAGACGATGGGGCAGGAGTGGGATCTGCCCAGGTCAATCCAGATTAATTTTGCTGATCCGGCCATTAATTACCAGCAGAATAAGCAGGAAAAACTAAGGTCTGCGAAAGTCGTCAAGACGCGCAATAAAACCGTCATTGAATATCCCATGGCGCTGGAGCCTGACCAGGCCATGCAGATCGCGGAGAAAAGTCTCTTTCTGGCTTACCTCGAACGGCGTGGCTTCAATCTCAATCTGTGGAAGATGTTGTATAACCAGCTAACGCCCTGCGATGTGATCCAATTTACCGGGCGCGGTGTTGTTCAGCAGGTGCGCATCGTGAAGACCTCCCAGGGCGCGGGGGGCGTGCTGGCGATTACGGCCGTTAGTGAAATGCCGCAGATCTATCTTTCGAGCGCGGTGGGTGCGGGCAACACCAGAGGCGGGGGCACGCCGGCGCCCACTATGCCGACGATCACGCTGCTGCTTTTCGATATTCCTCTCCTCCGGGACGTGGACTCCAATGCGGCCGGCAGCGGCTATTATTTCGCCATCGAAACATCCTCTGATTTTCAGTCCGCGCAACTATATGCCTGCACCGACAATGCCGACTTCGCCGCGGAGGGCGCGGTGGATGCCACGGCGGTAGCCTACGGCACGGCGCTGGACACGCTGGGCTGCGAGGGCAACGGCTCGCCCGCGGCCGCCTTTTCGCCCTGGGTCCTCGATACGGCCAACACGCTACAGATCCGCCTGGTGGCTTCCGGCAGCCTCGCCAATGCCACGCTGGCGCAGTTGATTAACCAGGGAGCTAACGCGCTGCTGGTGGGCGGCGAGGTGATTCAATTCGAGACGGCGGTGCAGCAGCTGGATGGCTCCTGGATTGTGAGTAATCTGCTGCGTGGACGGCGCGGGACGGATGCCGCCTGCTACACGCATGGCGCTTCAGAAACCGTTGTCGTGCTCAATGCGGGCGGAATGGTGCGCGTGTTTGCGCCTGCCGCGCTGTTGAATGTGGCTCGGTATTACCGTGCCGTGCCCAGTGGCGCCACGCTGGACGCTGTGGCTTCGCAAGAGTGGACTTTTACCGGCAAGGATCTAAAGCCCTGGAGCCCGGTGGCTATCGGCGGCTCGCAGGACGGCTCCGGCAATTGGACGATTTGTTGGTTGCGGCGTGCGCGCTTTGGCGGCTCCTACGGCAGCGGCAATGAGGCCCTGGTGGACGGCCTGAACGGCCCGCTGAATGAAGCGAGCGAGCAATACCAGATCGACATCCTGGGCGGAACTCCGTTGACCGTGAAGCGCACGTTGACCGTTACTTCGCCCACGGCGATCTATCCGGCCGCCATGCAGGTGACGGACTTTGGCTCGACGCAAAGCACGCTTTTGGTGAACGTCTATCAGATGAGCGCGGCCGTGGGGCGCGGGTTTGCGGGCACGGCGGATCTGCCCGCCGCAACTGACGCCACGCCGGTTTTGCCCAGCGGCGGGCAATTTTACATCAATTAATGGTAGGGCCGAACAGCGTTCGGTCATTGTAGGGACGACGCGTCGCGTCGCCCCTACCGGGAGATGTATGCCGGTAGCAGGACAAACACCGACCGAGGTGCACCTGAATTCGATCACGCCCGCAACGCCTGCGGGCGATGCCACCGTGGAATTTCAGGCGGCCTCGCCTTATCCTGACCCGAATAATCCGACACTCGAAGTTCGCGATACGTCGGCCTACGTCGAGCCGTTTACCGGGGATTCCGGCAGCGGCGGAGCGGCGGGCGCGGTACCGGCACCAGGCGCGGGAGACGCGGCGGCTGGGAAGTATCTCAAGGCGAGTGGCGGTTGGACTGTGCCTCCCACGAACACTGGCGCGCGGGGATCGCTTTGGTACACCGGCAGCGGCGCGCCTGGCACGATCAGCGGCCAGGCGAATGGCGATTGGTATCTCGATACTTCCACCAGCAATGTGTGGGAGTTGATCTCCGGGACCTGGGTGAACGAGGGAAATATCAAGGGATCTGCCGGGTCGACCGGAGCGCGGGGATCGCTTTGGTACACCGGCAGCGGCGCGCCTGGCACGATCAGCGGCCAGGCGAATGGCGATTGGTATCTGGATACGTCCGCCGGCAACGTGTGGGAGTTGATCTCCGGGACCTGGGTGAACGAGGGAAATATCAAGGGACCTGCCGGCTCGTCAGGCAGCACGCCCTACACGATCACGGCGATAACCTGGGGCAGTCCGATACAGGCATTTGGAACGAGCGGATCTTTCAACACAAATTACCCGTCCAATCAGACGTTCTCGGGTTTCAAACATATCGTCATTCGCTGCATGATTCAGACTCAGGCGGGAAATTACACGGAAATCATGCTGGCGAAGGATACCACGCATTGCTATGCACTGGTCATGGGCAATCCCAATAACCCCCCCACTTGGTACAATAGTTACTATTTTGTGCAATATAGAAATGGGACTAATGCTGTTCAGATCGGAAGTAATAGCCCCAATACGGTCTGCGCGGCAGGCTGGAACTATTGCGAGTTGCACATCGTGGTGGTGGGGAGTAGCAAAAACATCATCTGGGCTGAGGTTAATGGATATCTGAATTACGTGGCCATGGCAAGTAGTCCCGATACTAATATTGATGTCTCGACGGGAAATTTTTCTGTCTATCTGTATACGGGTTCTAATACAGGGGGCCTTGCCACGAATTATGTCGGCACAATTGACGTGGAAACCTGGTAAACGAAACGGGTAGCGCAGAGGTAATTGAAATGACCACATATGAAGAGGATATGACCTGGCGCGATAATGTGACCACCCGCCTGGCGCGCATCGAAGCTGGATTAGTGCCGGCTGAAATCATCGTTCGGATGCAGCGCTCGCAGGAAGTCATGGAGAGAGAGCTTTTTGGGAACGGCCAGCCGGGGACCTGTCAGCAGCACTCTAATGAAATTGTGGCGATGGCAGAGCGCGTGCATAACATCGAGCGTAAACAAGCCAGGACGTCCGGCCTGGCGGCCGGCGGTGCTGCCGCGGTAAGTACATTTGCGGCCATTGTCATCAAACTGCTTTGGAAATAACGCCTATTGCCTTTCAATCACCAATCGCAAATCAGCAATCACCAATGAGGGATTTTCCATGACAGACCAACAGTTGATGGCTCAAATCGAGGAACGATGGGGAAGTGTTATCGCTAAAGTGTGCGCGAAGTCAAGTGTGCCCGGGGAGTTCGTTGCGGCGCTGATCGCCAACGAGACGGGCGGAGATCCCACCAAGACGCGCTTTGAAGAGGGCGTGTACCGGCACTTGCTCGATGTGCAGCAGGATCGCGCCATCCGTTATGGCGCCATAACCAAAAGGTGTCTGATCGACCTTGATGATGAAGCCTTGCGTCTGCTGGCCACCTCGCGTGGCTTGACGCAAGTGATGTCCTACAACGCCGTCTTTCAGCATGTGGACCCGTTGACATTGACGGATGCCGAACTTTGCCTGACCCTCACGTTGCACCTCCTGGCCAACGGGGCGGAGTGCTACTGGCTGGATGAGACAAAGGAATTCGAGCAGATGTTTCGAGTATGGAACACGGGCAGGCCGGACGGCGAGACGTATGATCCCAATTACGTGTCGCGTGGGCTGGCGCGCATGCGTTTGTATTCTGAAATCTGAAATCTGGAATCTGAAATTTTAAATCTGGAATCTGAAATTCCCGGAGGCGCTATGGCGACAATGCCCAACGCAACGTTGACCGTGAAGCAATCCACCACACTTAAAGCCTTTTTTGCGGGCCACCTGATTCTAACCCTGTGCCTGATTGCCCTGGTGGCATTGGGCTGGCGCGCCTACCGCCAGGAGCGGGCCGATCTGGTGAACGTCGAGGCCACGGTCAACACTCAGCAGGCGGTGGTGAATCAGCAAGCGCAATCACTGAAGCAGACGGAGCAGCGCATCACAGACCGAAACGCGGCCTTGACCAAGGCGCTTAGTAGCCTAGAAAAACTGAAAGCCGCCGCTCCGGCCACGCCTGTAGAGACGGCGGCCCAGATCGCCCAATATCTGAAACTGCCTTCGGCGCCGGAAGCTCCTCCGGCGCTCAGTGCCGCAACGCAACCCGCCAATTCAGCCGGAGCGGCATTGAATCTCGCTCCGGCCCAGCCTTTTGGTAGGGCCGAAGCGGCGCCTCGGCCCTACTTGACGTTCACGCCTTTTGGTAGGGCCGAAGCGGCGCCTCGGCCCTACTTGACGTTCACGCCGGCGCAAGCCGAGGATCTGCGCAAGGCGGCGCTGGGCTGCGCGGAGGATTCGGCCAGGCTCACCGCTTGCCAGCAGGACCAGGCGGACGCGGCAACCAAAGAGCAAGCCTACCGGGCGCAACTGAAGGCGTTAACCACAGAGCGCGATACAGCAATCAAGGCGGTGAAAGGTGGATCGTTCTTTATGCGGCTAAAGCGTGAGGCCAAGGACGTGGGGATTGGCGTCGCAGTGGGGGTGGCCATTGGCTATGCGGCGCACAGATAGGACCAAGGAGGCTTGCCAGTTATCAGTCATGGGAGCGTGTTTCATGGTTGACCTGTGCGGGGGTGGGGAATGATGAGCTGGCTAAAGAAACTCTTTTCGAGTGATGGCAGCGTGAGTTTTGGCCGCATATCGGCGGGTATCGTTCTGCTCGCCTCGCTGGTCTGGACTTCTTATATCGTCTGGAAGCGGCTGGAAATTCCCGACCTGAAGAGTGTCGCGCTTCTGGTGACTTCGCTCTATACCGGCTCCAAGATCGGAGATACGGTGGCTTTATTCTCGCGCGGGGACGGCGGAAACCCTGAGATCGGGGCGAAGAATTGAAGGTTATCTATGTCGCTGGCCCATTCCGAGGTCCCCATGCCTGGGCGATTGAAAGTAATATCCGGCGCGCTGAGGCCCTAGCTCTGGAGGTTTGGGAGATGGGCGCGGCCTGTATTTGCCCGCACGCCAATACGCGATTTTATCAGGGAGTTGGGCCGGACGTGCGCTGGCTGGAAGGCGACCTGGCCATCTTGGAGCGTTGTGATGCCGTGTTGATGACACCTGATTGGGCGAAGAGCCAGGGCGCTGTCGGCGAGCACAATCACGCGCAAACGCTTGGCATTCCCATTTTCTATTGTTTGGAGGGGCTTGATGCGTATATTCACGACCGGCGCAACCCGCAGTAACGACTTTAATAAGCTGGATTTTGAGGGCTTTCTTTCGCCACTGGTTTTGCAGCGCTACGCGGAATTCCTTCACAAGCATCGCTTCCAGGAGGACGGCAAGCTGCGGGATTCGGATAATTGGCAGAAGGGTATACCGCGCGAAGTCTATATGAAATCCGCCTGGCGCCACTTCATGGAATGGTGGACGGCGCATCGTGGCTGGAAGGCAGCCACAGCAGATCAGCTCGAAGAAATGATTTGTGCGCTGCTCTTTAACGCCATGGGTTATCTGCATGAGCATCTGGCCATTCGCTCGCAGAGCCTGAAAGCGGAGGCGGGTTTACATGCCCAAAAGAAACGGTAGTGACGACGCGGCGCGTCGCCCGGTGGGATTGAAATTGAACGGCAAGCCTTGGAGCTTCACGCCTCCGGCAGCCGCGCGTATCGTGGCTTTCCTCAGCTCGCAGCCTGCCGATGAAATCTTCACGGCTCGTGATCTGGCCGGACGGTGCGAGTGCTCAGAGACGGTTTTATGGAGGGCGGGATGTGCCGGCTTGCTGAATGGTTTGGTTTGCCGTATTGGCAAGCGCAATCTATACGGCTCGCCAGCGGCCATTGAAGAATTGGAGCGCCAATATGAAGCTCAGCGAAATTCTAGCGCCGCAGACTGAGCCGGCTACGCTGGCCAGCGAGGATCTGCGCGCCAGAATCGATAAGATCAGGGGACGCGCAAAGCATGTGGTGAAAGTTACCCGGCCGGCTGAGCACACTCAGTTCCCTGAGCTGTTTGTTGATGTGCCCGATTCCTGGCCTTATGTGGACGTGGCGCCGCTTTATGACGTGCATCGCGGCCACGGGCGGCATTTAGACGCTCTATTCTCACGTCACCTTTCCTGGATTCTGCGCAGTCCGCACGTGCTTACTTTTGACGGCGGGGATTTCTCCGAGTTTGCGAGCAAGTTGAGCCTGGGCGCCGGCGTCTATGAGCAGCGTCTGAAGCCCGACGAGCAATTCGAGGACGCGCTGCTGATCCAGGCTCGCCTCTGGCGCAAAATGCTGTTCAAGCTTCCCGGCAACCACGAGCAGCGGGCGTCTGTGTTGGGTATTGATCTGGCGCGCTGGATTGCTACCTGGCTGGGTATCCCGTACTTCCCGGATTTCTGCTTTTGCACCATCCGCTTCGCGGGCAACAATTTCCGCATCCTCGCGCACCATGGTACGGGAGCCTCCACGACGGCCGGCGCACAACGCATGGCGGCGCGCAAGATGATGCCGTGGGCGAAAGCCTTTGACGTATTTTGGACCGGGCATCTGCATAATGCCCTGGTGGATACCGTTTACCAGGTGGACCACGATCAGAAGACCGGCAGGGCATTCGAGCGTGACGCCCTGGTGATTATCGCGCCGTCATATTTGTCCTACTTCGGCACCTATGCAGCGCAAAAAATGTACCCGCCCGGAATGCCCGGCCTGCTGCCCATTCGCCTGCACAGGGACGGCCGCATTGATGCGAGCGTCCACGCGCGTGGGCGCAGACTGTAACGGATCGGGCCATCGGGTGATCGGGTCATCGGGCCATTGAAAAACCAATAGGGGTTTCACTGGTTCTTAATTGGCTCGATGACCCGATGGCCAGATGACCCGATTCTTGGAGATAGAGATGCGAAAGCCCGTAATAATCAACGGCGTGCCGTTCCGTATTGGTCAGGTGGAATGGGAGGATGCCAGCGGCCAGATGCGCGCGGAGCTGCCAGACTTCACGGCTATGCGCACGGGCCGAACGCCGGTCGGGAAGATCATCACTACGATTGGTCTTGTGGCAAAGATTGGCAAGTATTGGCTGATCGTGACGGAGTGCGGCAGCCAAGACACCATCTACGACTTTACGGTGATACCAATCAAGCCGGGGGTCAAGGTTTCATGGGCTGGAAAGAAAGGCTGAGGTGCGAGTTGGTAATAGGTGCCTTTGACGGTCTGATGATTCTCCTGGCTGCGGTCCTGGTCTACGCTCTGCTATCGCGCTGAAGCGCGTCCAAAAAAGACGTAGGATCGTATTGCTGACCACCTCCGCGCGCATCCGGGGGCGTCCTGGCGCGTTTTCGTCCGGAAGAAAATGCCACAAATTGCTTTAGATCGGAGTAACGCTGATGGACATTGCTATTGTTCCCACCTGGAACCGCTCGGAGATGCTCTGGCACTGCCTTGACCGGTTACGCCAAACGCCAGAGGTAAAAGATCGCGCTGTGGGGATTTTGGTTTCCGTAGACCGCCATCGCAGCAGGCGGGAAGATCCCGATATCGCCAAGGTTTTGCGGGAATTCGCGCCCAGCATGATTATTCACGACCGCTACAATGGGCCGCACACCTACACTGGCGGCACCTCGAACATCCTTTTTGCCTACAGGCTGGCGTTTGAGATGCCGGAGGTTGAATTCGTCTTCTCTGTCGAAGAAGATATTATGGTCGGGGAAGATTTCTTTCGCTGGCATTATGCGGTCCAGAAACAGGGCGATTGGATGTGCTCTATCGCAGCCAAAAATCGCCGCGCGCACCAGGCGGATTCGAACGATCCGGCGGAGTATTTTACTTCTCGCGATACCTACCAGGGTTGGGGTGTGTGCTGGCGAGCCAATAAGCTGCTTCCGGTGCTCGATCACGCCAAGCCGGAATATTACGCTGACATGACAGGATACCTCGCCAGGAGATTCCCGGACTCCGTATTCGGCAACTCATTTACAGAGCAAGATGGGATGATCGAGCGTGTCTTGCGCGAGACGCGCGGCATCACCGCCTGGCCTTACGTTCCCAGGGCGTTTCAGGCCGGCGCATGGGGTTTGCATAGCTGGACTCGGCCCTTGCATGGAAATCTGGAATCGCGAATCCAGCAATTAGCAGACCTGATGTACAAGTATCCTGAAAAGCTCGCAGCGATGGCGGGCGAGCGTCGCGACGTGGAGCCTTGTTATCTCGGTCCATTTCCGCCCGACGAACCGAGGTTGCGCGAGACGCTTTGAAACTGGAGGCTAACCGGTTGTAGGGGCGACGCGCCGCGTCGCCCCTACGGCAAGTTGCGCAGATTGAAAATGGCCTGATACGGTCTTGCCCGAATGCCTTTGTGGGCTAGCGTTAGTTCTGAAGCGCCCCTACAAACGGCCTTATCCTACAAGACAAGGCGCTCTCCGACAATCTGCGATATTTCCGGCGCAATTAACGGGACGGTAAAATGCCATGAAATGGAACATTATCAGCCTTCCTAATAACCAATGCGGGCTTGAGATGCACTGCTCTTTGCTGCGCACGCGCTTGGAATCTTTGGGGCATGAGGTTAACGTACTTGCTTATAATGCGCCGCGGCTGGCCTCCATGGCAGACAGGAATCTTTTTGTCGAGCTGGTGAATCCTGACCTGTTCCGATTCGCGCGCGAGCAGTGGCTTATCCCGATGGCTGAGTGGTGGCGGAATAGCTGGAATGTGGAGTTGCCAAAGTTCCGCTACGTGCTGTGCGGCACACGCCACGGTTATCAGATCTTCAAGCGCAAGGTCGGGGACCGGGCTATGTATCTGGGCATGGAGCCGCGCGACTTCTTCGATCCGGCCATACCGCGCAAGCGTCAATTTCTCCACGCGGTAGGTGGAAGTGCGGCCAAAAATACTGCCGCTGTCTCTGCGGCCTGGCGAAGTACGCCGGCCAAGCTTATCGTGCTTTCGCGAATGGGGGCGATAAAAGGTCCTAACATTGAATTTCACACGCACGTTTCTGAGTCCGAGCTTCATACGCTCATGAATGAATCGCTCTTCCACTTGATGCCCTCCGCGATGGAGGGTTATGGACACTCGCTCCACGAGGCGGAGGCGGTAGGGGCGGTTATCCTGACGACTGACGCTCCTCCGATGAACGAAGTTTCACACGATGCCACGCTGTTGATTCCTCCGGCGGCCTTTCGCAAACACAAAGATACCACTCTGACCCAAGACGTGGAGTGGATCGACGTTACGGCGGCGGGCGTTGCCGGCGCGGTAAGAAGGGCGCTTGCCATGTCGGATGAAAAGTTGGCGTCTATTCAGGCTGAGACTCGTCGGCATTTTCTCGAGGAGCGGGACGCCTTCCGTGCGCGTTTCGCCCAGCTCGCTAATAGCCCGATAGATTCCGAAGCGGGGGGGCAACAGTGGCCGAATCTCATACCTTTGCCTGGCACGGCTGCGCAGCCACAAACCGTCCGCCATTTTGCCATGCATGTCGCGACTTGCGAATGTAGTGTTTGCCGCAGGCGGAAGTCGGCGCGAATTGTGACGAATAAGTGAAAAGCGGTCTTGCCCGAGTTTCACGCTAGGCTAGTATAATTCTAAAATTTCAAATTTCAAATTTCAAATCCATGCCTTATTAAGTGGGGTGTGATCTTCGACCGCGGTCGCATCATTATCTATAGCCCGGTCCCGGCGCCCATATGTAACTTCCCCTGTGTAAGATGTTGAAAACATGCCAAATAGAGTTGCACTTTTCTTGCTCAATAGAATCAATGACTTGCAGAGAGTGGTAGTTAACCTCCTCATTCTAAAGCGAATAAAGTTCTTGACAGACTAAAGTCGTGATGTAATAATGAGCATGTAACATGAAATGAACAGAGCGGCTACCAGCCGCAGGAGACAAAAATGAAAACAGAATATAAGGTTCGGTTTAGGGAAGAAAGTCCCGCCCTCGCTATACCGCAGAAAATGAACGTGGGCTTTGAGGGGACTCTTCGTAATTCGCTGATGACAATCTACGAATCCAACCCAGGTGCTGAGGCGGTCATGGAGAGCATTTTGCAGAATCAATCAAATGTCGCGTCGTTTGAACGCGTTCCTCGCGTGCTGTGGGGAGATGCCGACGGCGTGAGATACACACGGAAGTCCGCCGCCGTACGCGAAGCGCGCAAGCAAGGCAAGGACGTGATCGTGCGTGCGAATTTGAACGGCAGGGGAAACGTGTACTTCGTTGCGAGCGAAGAGGAATGCGTTGTTCATGTCGCAGAACGCGACCAGGTCATTGATGATCCTGAAGAAGTTCTTCAGGATCATGACGCTAGCGACCAATTTTGGGTTTGTGATGACGGAGAGATCTACGAGTGAACAGAGCGGCTACCAGCCGCAGGAGATTCAAATGAAACTAATGATGACGATTACGCGGAACGAAGAAAGGCAATTTAAGGTGGTCTCTGGTCCTAACACCTACACCGTGGCCGCGCAGCCGAAGGTCCAAGGCATTAGATCATTATGGTCTTGTAGTTGCCCGGCTCGCGGAATGTGCAAACACCTGCGAACAGTCTTGGGTGCGGCGGGGATGGGAATCGGACAGACCATCACTATCGAGCCCAGGACCGATTCCACGATTGATGCGGATTTGGCTCACTCCAACAGATGCGACACACGGGAGGACTGCATTGATCTTGGGCGGCACCCGCAGGAAATCCGAGATGAAATCCACGCGGCCAGCCGGGGCCGTGCGGCATACAGACGCTTTCTCGGGTACTAATCTCCGCCGTGCGCGTCTCCGCGTAAGCGGGGCGTCTCGCGTGGTAGCGAGGGAGGCTACGTAACGCCTCGAAATGAACAGAGCGGCTACCAGCCGCAGCAGATTCAAATGAAGCGGAGGTGAATGGAGATGACGGACGCGGAACGGATCAAGAAATTGGAAGCTCGGATCGCAGAGCTTGAGTGGCAGTTATACGTTGCCAAAACGATTTTGATTAAGGCGCACGGGGACCTGGAGGAACTAACCGGGGCAGTGGAGGGCGTCTTCCGGGGCGGCTTTGCCATGCCACTCGGGAATGGACTGCTTTCGGTCAAGGGGGTTGATTTATGAGAAAACCTCTTCGCACCCAGACCAAGTTGAGGCTTACGAAGCCGTGCGGGCTTTGTGGGCGTCCGATGCCGGTGGGCTGTTACGAAATTCCGGGCTTTGAGAATGTCTGCGATCCCTGCCTGTTCGACAAGCAGGGATTCGTGATGCTGTTGGTAAATCCCGTTATCGCGGAGGCTGCCAATGGCCGGCTCTAACGGGGAAGCTCGGGATGCTCAGATTGTGGCTTTGCTGCCTGCGATTCGCGGTGTGGCGGCCAAGCTTCGGAAGAGTTTACCGGCGAACGTCGTGGAGCTTGAGGATTTGGCTCAAGCGGGGGTCCTGGGAGTGATTGCAGCACTGCCCAGGTTTGATTCGGGGCGAGGGGACCTCCTTACCTTCGCACTGAATCGCGCCCGCGGCGCCATGCTGGATTACTTGCGCGAGAATGACCGTGCTCCTCGCTATACCCGGGCTCGGGCTCGGCGCGTGGGGGCGGCCTATCATTTTCTGGAAGGCTTGCTTGGACGGCCGCCGGAAGATGATGAAGTTGCGCTCAAGCTTGGGATCGGCCTGGCGACTTACACCCGCTGGCTGCGGGATCTGTACCGCTGCGGGTATACGCCGCGCGGGCGTCGCTTGACGGCGGATCGGCGTTTTTCTGAATGGTGCGTGCATGAGCCCCACGATCCTGCGCCGGACCCGTTCGAGCGCGCGGCGCGTGCTGAGCAAGCCGGCGTGGCGCAGGCTTCGCTGGCTGTGCTGAATAACCGCGAGCGGCACGTGATGGGGTTGCTGGCTTCGGGTTTAACTTGGCCGCGGGTGGCTGAGGTTATGGAGCGCGACGAGTCGCGGGTTTGCCAATTGCGGCACAGCTCTATAGCCAAGATGCGCGCTCGTATTTGGGCGATCAATAATCCGCTTGTAGGGGCGACGCGCCGCGTCGCCCCTACGGCAAGTTGCGCAGATTGAAAATGGCCTGATACGGTCTTGCCCGAATGCCTTTGTGGGCTAGCGTTAGTTCTGAAGCGCCCCTACAAACGTGGGGGTGGAGGAGGGAAAATGCGTCGATACTGGAAAGCCGTAAATCGTAAAGACCCTTACGACCTGCTTTGGCCGTATGGCCTAATAATCTCTAACGAGCGGACGGAGGCATATGAGCTTGTGTGAGCGCAAGCGCAAGGGGAATGAGGGCGAGATCGCGGTTGCCAATGTTCTGACCAAGCACGGCCGAACGGTGCTACACATGCGCGACGGAGATCCTTTTGACCTGCTCGTGGATGGGGTGTGGCGCGTCGAAGTTAAAACCGCGTCTTGCACTACAGAAAAGGGACTTCCTACCTGGCAATTCAAGCTCTCGCGCGCGGGAAAGCTGATCGAGGATTACGACCTGTACATCTTCCGGTTGGAGGGGATGCCGTTTGGAAAATTCCCTCTGCACGTAATGCTGGCGGCGCCGTTCGGGCGCAAAACTTTTAAGCTGACTTTTCGGAGCCTGCTCGGCCGTTATGCGACGCTGGCGGGGGATTTTCTGATATTCGCAAACGGCATGGGTGTCCGGGGGTTTCGGAGCGGCTGCTCGGAGCCATATGCGTCTACTGGAAACAATTTGGGAGTTCCTGTACCTGGTGTGGCGTGAGTCTACCGCGGGTGGCAGGATTAATTCTGCTACGGCCCGGAAGCTGGCTCGCATCATCACTGAGCCTGTTCCGCGCGGCCTTGGGGGGCGCGGAATTTGAGATTTGAAAACTGACAGCGACAATGCATCCACCGTGATTTGTTGATCGGGTAGTACTTTTGATTCGCCACGCCGGAGGTGTTCCTTGTCGTTAGGGGACGAGAGAAAATTTTGGATTCCAGTTTACCGCGGGCTGTTCCGACACTATGGACGCATCAAGCAAGCTTTGTGGCTTTTCCTGTGGTATATCGACAAAACCACGCGCGAGGAATGCGAGGACTGCGGGCGTGTGGGGTACGTCCTGGGGGG